TTTGAGCGCAGGTCTTTAATCAACTGGGGGTGTAAAAAGCCCCCTTCAAAAGGAATTATATGGACGTAACAAGCGCACCGGATAAACAAAGGCTGGCTTGTATCTTGTATCATGAGAAAGAAGCCCCAGAAGGTAAGCGGGTCTATACTGAAGATGTTCAGGAATGGCTTGACAAGGCTGGATGGTTCGATACTCCGGCTAAGTTTGGGAAGAAAGAAGTGAAACCCGGGCCAGTTAAAGTAATTGAAAAGATTGAAGAATTCGACCCAACAGATATTAACGACGCATCAGACCTTTCAGATTATCTGAAAAAAGAGTACGGAATCAAGGCAAATTACCGGGTGGGCCTGGCAAAACTTAAGAAACTCTTGAAAGAGAAACTGGATGACAACAGCATCAAAGATAATTAAGGCAGGGTTTCGGAAAGCGACGATCAATGCTGGGGCCAAGCCTTTATCAGCTCAGGAAACCGCCGACGCTCTGGAAATCCTTAACGATACCATCATTGAATGGAATTCTTTAGGCGTCCTTATCGGAATCGACCCGGTAACATCTCTTGATACTGATCTGTTTGAGCCTCGATATGCAACAAAGGCGCTGAAATATGCGGTAGGCGGTGAAATCTGTATTGAATTTGGTAAGCAGATTACCCCGGGTTTCGGTGCGGTGGCATCTGCGGCTTATAATACCATGCTGACAGTCTCGCAACCGGCTCAGGATGTTGAATACCCAGATACCATGCCACTAGGCTCAGGGAATGACCAAGGGTGGGATGATTACGATTATTCGTTCTTTCCAGCCAATACGGTTAACAATTTTTAGGTGATATTATGTCAAAACAAGACAAGATGACATGTGCCACGATAGTTATGGATTATGAACACACGAGCCTTAGGGATTAATGCAAATACCACTTGGTTTAGGCGCTTACGAATCCGGATCCATGCCATTTTCAGCTCAGCGGTGTGTCAATATGTATGCCGCCATAGCTCAAGATCAGGCATGGAGTGAAGCGGTTCTCTTCGGTACACCCGGAATAGTCCAACTTGGCACCGGTGGGACCCTGTCGAGTGATAAAAGTCGTGGCTCAGTTGTAATGGGCGGGGTTGAGTATGTGGTAAACGGTGAGAGTCTGAACAGTTTTGATAGTGAAGGCACAAAGACAGCTCTGGGAACCATCGCAGGAACAGCACGTTGTTCGATAGCTCATAACGGGCTGGTAATGGCAATAGTCGTACCTGGTGGACTCGCTTACACTTACACAGCAGCCACAACGACACTGGCACAGATAACCTCTGCAAACTATGTCACATCAGACACGGTATCTTATTCAGACGGATATTTTATCTACACCCAGACAGATGGCCTAAAATGGTTTGTTTCGAATCTCAATACACCGGGAACAATTGATCCGCTTGATTTTGGATCAGCAGAATTAAGTCCTGACTTGATCGTTGCTGGTTTCGCTAATTACGACAACGTTTTCATTCTCGGTGCAGATACAATCGAATCATTCCAGAATATTGGCGGCGCTGATTTCCCATATCAACGTATTGAGGGGGCCAGTTATGAAAAGGGCTGCAGTGCTAAGTACACGCCCATACAATGGGAAGGAGCATTTTACTTCGTAGGTGGTGGACAAAATGAAAGGGACTCAATCTACCGGGCAGGATCATCAGGAGAACCAGAGAAAGTCTCAACGGATGCCATTGACAATGAAATTCAGAATTTTACCGCTGCCGAGATCTCGAACGCTTATTCTTTCACTTACGGGATAAACGGCCAGTCATTTGTCGGGTTTACTTTCAGATCAATCGTGGTAGATTCCAGAACCTTTGTGTATAATGTCCGGGCCGGTAAGTGGTTTGAGCAACAGACGGGGGTTTCTGACAACGCATGGCGGGTAGCTAGTATTGATTTCGTTTACAATAAATTGATCGTTACGGACGCGGTTGACGGTCGAATCGGGTACCTGGATGAGGATGTCTTTACGGAATACGGTGACAGGTTATTGGCTGAAAAGGTCACGCCACCCGTATTTATTGACGGGGTTTCGACAATCTTCCATGAATTAGAATTGATTATCGATGCTGGTCAAGGTCTGATTACCGGGCAAGGCTCAGATCCCCAAGTTATGATGGACTTTTCAGACGATGGAGGCCGCAATTGGTCTTATGAACTCTGGACTGACTTAGGTGGAATTGGTGAATACTATCAACGGGCAGTATGGAGACGGTTAGGAGAATCGCCACAATCACGGATATTTAGGTTCAGGGTAACCGACCCGATAAAAAGAACGTTCATTAAACTTGATACAACCATAAGCAACGCGGCATAAATGGGGATAATAAGCATAATCACACCAAAAAAAACGGCAGCTATAGTAGACGGGTCCGGCTTTGCAACGCTAAGAACCTTCACTTTTTTTGACCAGATAACAAGATATATCAACGGGTTTTCAAACCAATTTATACACCTGTCGCTTGGTACTACTCAAGATATCGGAGGCGCAAACGGGACGGCCCATTACATCGACTGGGATACGGAGGACACAAAAGATACGGGATTTACACACTCGACAACAACCAACCCATCTAGGATACAGGTTGATGCCACTGCTAGATATTCAATCAGGTTTGCAGTGAGCGGAACACAGGGCGGCGGGGCCAGGACTACGCTAATGTCATCTTTAAGAGTAGACGGAACCACAGCAGTTTTGAGGGGAAGGCAAAGAAATTATTCAAGAGGTTCGGCTTATGGTGATATATCTCTACTTCACTATACCGAACTCGATCTAACTTCAGGGCAATACATCGAGGCAGTTGTAACCGTTGACGATACAGACGCAGCATATACAATTAACACGATAAACGCAGAGTGTGAAATGATAGTGAGGAGGATAGGTTGATTGACTTGGTAGAAAAACAAACAGATGACCTTTTCGAACGGTTGTTTCCAGAGGGTAAGGAGAAGCTGCACGCCGCATACATGAAAGAGTTAATGGAGCTGCAAGCTGAAATGCTCAAGGAAGAGCAGGTTTATCTACCACTGGTTCATGAGTTTACGCCCGGGATTTACATGCGGACGATTCACATGAAGGCAGGAACCCGAGTAATAGGCAAAACCCATAAAACAACCCATTTTAATATCATTCACGCAGGACGGGCAAACGTGATGATTGACGGGAAATGGGAAGAAATGAAAGGCCCGGACATGTTCGTATCTGGATGCGAAGTCAAGAAAGTCCTGTATATTTTAGAGGATATGGCATGGAGTACAGTCCACCACATTGAAGATGATTGGCTTGTAATGGATGGAGACACCATAGATATTGAAAAGTCTGTCGAAGTATTGGAACCTTTAATGGTTTGCAGCGCAGAGGAAGAATTGCAATTAGTCCAAACGGAATTGGAGAGGTTATCATGAGTTACGCAGTAGTAGCAACAGTAGGGGCGGCAGCTCTTTCCTTTAAGAGCCAGCAAGATAACACATCGGCTCAGAGCGCAGCAAACAGGCAGAGCCTTTCCCAGGATAGAAAAACCAGATATGAGCAGATAAAGCAGCAAGAGATTGCATACGGTATTAGCAACGAGCAAGCCCAATCAAAACGAGATTTTGCCGGTCAGAACCTTGGCGGGTATGCTGCTGGTGGTCAACAGGCTGCAACGAATCAACGTGCTCTATTGGGACTTGGCACACCTGAAGAACAGGCCACAGCGATGGCTGGGTTTCAAGATACTCCGGGTCAGCAATTTATGCGAGGCAGAGCAGAGAAAGCCCTTGTCAGGAACTCAGCAAAACTAGGTGGGCTTGGTGGCGGAAAGGTCAGAACAGCACTCGCTGAACAGGGTGCCCAATTTGCTGCTCAGGACTACGGGAACCATATGAACCGGTTACAGAACGTATCGAGTCAAGGTATGCAAGCAGCTAACGCTATAACATCGGCTGATCTCGGTGTAAGTAAAACGGCTGGAACATTGGCGACCGACAGAAAGGCAGCAGAAGCGGCAGCGGCAGAGGCAGCAAAAAAAAGATTCAGAATTAACTGGATAACTAAAATATCAAATTCGATGCCATAAGGGGGTAAACTATGGCTTTTAGAGTGCAAGCAGTAAGGCAACCAGACATGGGTCAGATACTCCGGGATAGTGTCGGGATGTACGGCCAGATTAAGGGTATCCAGCAAAAAGATATTGACCGGGATATCCAGGATAAGGAGCGGTTTACCAAGGAATCCAGTCAATTTGCGGCTGTGATTAAGGATCTCCCAACTGATCAAAAATTATCGGCTACTCAGCGGCGTATTGATGACCTAAAGGAACGTGGGATATCAACAGAGGCAACGCAAAGACTCTATGATATGTATGCAAGCGGGAATCCTGCCGTAATTGATCAGGCAAACCAGGCTATTAATGAGCGCAACCAGCTCGGCATACAGCGGGGCTATGTCAAGGCTCCGGAGAAAGAAAAAGACCCATCACGGACAAACACGTATAAACAATTAGTCGAAGAGGGTTATAGCCCAGAGGCACCAGAGTTTCAACAAGAGCTGCACCGGCGGAACACATTAAAGAAAGGTCCGCAAACAATTGTTTATGCAGGGGACCAGCTTGAAACACCTATGGAGTCAGACCGGAAACAGGACAGGAAAAACACATCGGACAGAAATAATAAATATTACAACACGACGACAAGTGAAGCAAAGTCAGCCAGAGCGCAAAACCTGAAAATTGATGCTATGGCAATGATGGACGTTAACACAGGCGCTCTTGAGCCATACAAACAGAAACTAGCTGAATATGTGACCGCATTGGGTGGTGACGGAAGCAGGATCGCGAACATATCAGCGGGTCAGTCATTCAACGCAATCAAAAGCCAATTAGTGCAAGAAGTCTTAAGCGCCCAATCTGGAACTAAAACGGATGATGACGCTAAAAGAGCGATGGATCAGATTGTGAGCATGAATAACTCTGGACAGGCGAACAAATTCATAACCGGCATTGCAAAGGCTCAGAATGACAGGAAGATAGAGCAAGAGGACTTCCTTGACAGCTATACGGACGAACATGGGAACTTGAATGGGGCAAAGAAAGCGTGGAAAAAACATATTAAAAATGTCCCAATGATATCAAAGAACATGAAAACGGCTGAAGGTCTGCCAATGTTTTATAACGATTTCGAAAGAGACATGAGGGAAGAACACCCTGAAGCAACAAGAAAGCAGATAATTGCAGCATGGAAAGGACACGACAAGGCTGCTAAAGGCAAAAAGAAATCGGACGGTCCAGCGATGCCGGAACGCAGACCTCTCCCTTCTCTATCAATTAACGCGAGACAGCAGCCACAGCAGAATCCAGACCCTTATGGAATTGGCGGAACAGGTCAAAACAGGTTAAATAGACAGCAATTGGGGCTTTAATATGGCGGATTTACTATCACTCCCAGCAAAATACTCAGGAGGATTGGCACCGAGCGTCCAAGCTAATATCAAACCGGTTAAAAATGGAATCCTTGCACTTCCGGCTAAATATTCAGCACAGGGCGTTGAAACAAATGTTGACGCCTCTCAATTGACCAGGCCTGAAAATATTGGTGACACATACGCTGCAGGTCCGCCAATACCAGCACAACCACAATGGAGTGGGCAGATTGCCTCTCCTGTAGGTGCTGGGACCGGTCTAGGTGGAAGTCAGGAAGACACAACGCTAAGACAGATTGCCAATGTAGTCACCGGTGCGGATAGAGAAACGGCATACACTGAGAACCTGCCGGAATATTCGTTAGATGTTGAAGCATACGTTGACAAGCCGCTGGAATCGATCAAGGCAACTGTCGGAATGTTGATAGCCAATACACCAGAAGGCAAAAAGAACATGGTGCTGCAACGGTTCCCTAATGCTCAGTTTTTCGATGATGATAAGGGGAATGTCATTGTAGAACTTCCATCAGGTGAACAGGCCGTACTTGATAAGCCTGGGATGTCGAAGGGTGACGCTTACAAGCTGGCGTTTGAAACCGCATGGTTTTTGGGCCCAGGCAAAGTTGCTTCGGCTGCAAAATCCGTTGCAGGTAAAACGGTTACCGGTGGATTAGCTAACGCAGCGGCTGAATTTGGAAAGCAGAAGATTGGACAGGCTACAGGGACAGGTGAGGAAACTGATCTGGTTAATGTCGGAATCGCTGGTGTAGCTGGTGCCGGTTCTGAGTTTATTCCTGCAAAATTAGCAGCGGGGAAGATTAAAAAGGCTGAAAAAATAACCGGTGTTGCAAAAGAGAGAGTCCAGAGAGTACCTGCTCTAGTCAGTGAGGCAGAAGACATCACAGCGGAAACCGGTCAGATATTTGCGAGGCCACAGCAAACAGGTGACCTATTTGACCTTGAGGAAATGTCGAAGGCTGCAGCTGAAACCGGAAAGGGTCAGGAGTTTCTGAGGGCGCAGAATAAAAATGCAACCCAGAGCGTTGTCAGATTTACAAAGATGCTTTCCAAGTCTAAGGACGCTAAAGGATCATACATCAAAGTGAGAGATGCGGCAGCACAGGCAATAAAAAACGTTGAAAATGTCAGAAGTCAAGCAGTCAGACCTCTTTACCGAAAAGCAAGAGCAGACACAAACTTTCACAGCATACCGCAAACAAAGAATTTTATCAGAAACGAACTGAAGGATTTGCCGGCAACTGATGAATATTACAAGGCGCTGCAGGAAGTCAATAAGTCACTCGTTCCAATTAATGTAGGAGGCGGAAAGGCAACCAGGGGTTTAAGGATGCCACAGCTTGTAACCTCTTATAAATTGCTAAACAAAAAGATCAGCAAGGAGGCCGGAAAGCTAGATGGGGACGCGAATTTGATAAGAGAACTAACCGGGCTTAGAAAGCAAATGTCTGCCGAGATTTCAGGTAAAAACGATTTCTTTAAACAGGCCAATGAAACATATTCAAGGCTATCAAAGCCGGTTGAAAAACTCAGGAATGGGATCGTCGGGGATGTTGCGAAGCTAAAGGATAAGCAGGTAAAAGGTATCAGAACAAAATTGCTTGATAACGGCCTTTTCAATGCGAATCCTAATGAGATCAACTCAGCAAAACGGGCAATCTCAAAAGTTGACCCGAAAGCATGGGATGGAATTATCAGGGAAGAATTCAGAACGAGGATCCAGAATAAGGTCAAGGACAGGGTTTTCTCGATAAGTGATAGACCGGCAGAGTTTTTAACGGCTCTAGGAGGTCCAAAAGGGCGTGATATTTCAATGATGCGGTCAGCCATGAACAGTGAATCCCGTAAAAGGTACGATTACCTTATAAAGGGGTTAGAGAGACAATCAAAGGGTCGTCCCGGTGGGTCACAGACAGACATCAGAAAGGTGATCGGTGAGAAGTGGAAAGAAGGCGCAGCGACAAAATGGGCTAGACTCATGTCACCACGCGAAAAGGTTCAAACAGCAGCGGAACAAGCCGCTTATGATAAAAATAGGGATATCGCAGCTGACTTGATTTTTAACCCAAAATGGTCAGCAGATTGGAAACAGTTGAACAGGCTGGCTCCAAACTCTAAAGCATCGGCAACGAAGTTTCAGGAAATGGTCGGGGTAGTCGGTAAGGTCATTAAAGCAGCTGCAGTCTCTCAATCTCCAGATTCACCAGCAGCAACAAGGAAGGCACTCGAAATTCTAAACAAGGAATAATATGTCAATTTTCACATTTCCAGCCGCGCAAGCCTACGGGATTAACATAAAGCCGTTTGACGGGTCGCTCATGTATTTCTATGAGGTAGGATCCACGACCCCGAAGGCGAGTTACACAACTGACGCAGAAACCATAGCCCACGCTCAACCGGTGGTAGCTGACATAAACGGGCGCTTTCCGGCTATCTATATCAGCGGACTTTACAAGATAATCGTCACCGATAAGAACGGGGCGGACTCGCAGACTTTTGACAACCTGCAGGGTCGTGATGGTGACTTGATCGATCAGGGGGCATTTTCAAGCACAACGAACGGTGGCGACTTCCCGGCATCAGGTAGCAAGGGAGACATTTACAATGTTACGGAAGAGTTTGACCTCAATTCCACCTCTGGGAGCTACAGCCTGTTTATTGATGACTGGATTTACTGTAACAAAAATGGCGCTACCGGAATCGAGGCGGATTGGGATATAAAATTGGGCCAGAATTCCAGACAACTTGTCGCTGACTTCTCGTATAAAAATCTGGTTGCAAAATATGTCACAGACGCCACTGTCGATTTTAACGCTGACGTTCTAAATCTTGTCAACTCAAGTAACCAGGTCAAACAATTAACCGATGTGGATTTAACTTTCACTTTGCCAACAGATATTCACGCTGGCTCTGTAAAGGCATCACACTGGCATGGGTGCTGGACTGATGAAGATGGATTACACAAGTTGGTTCCTGACATTACGGGGACAGCAGACGGGACAGCAGCGGGGTTTCTGGTATGGACTGGTGGAACAGCTTTCACTGATGGGGTCAAGGCTGGGGATATTCTTTACAATGGGACAGACAACACCAAAACCACAGTATCAGTTACCCCAACGGTTGACGGTGCGAACATTGCGGTAACTGATGACATTTTTGTTGATACCGAAACATTTACAATTCAGTTACTATCACCGACAGGGATGGGGAATTATCCGGTCAGAGTATGCTCTGTTTATAATGACGCTGGTGGTGATTTTTATGATTTTACTCAAGTTGATAACATGGTGTCAATAGCCACTAAAAATGTTCTGACCGGCGGGACGCAAACAACATTAACCGCGATTGATATGAGTGCGGCGGTCCCCATAAATGCAAAACATGTGTCTATAAAATTACAACTAATAGAATCTGCTTCAAATTCTGTTGCCGCTTTAATGAGTCCAACGGCGTCACCAAATTCTAGTCTTGAGGCTAAGATTATTGTGACCGGCGCATCAGCGACAGCAATAGAGCAGAAGCAAACGATGGAGCTTATAGTAATTGAGCCGCAAACTATCTACTATGATAAGGTGCTTGGGGATACTGTTACCGTAAATGTCTGCGCGTTTTCATATTAAAAGGAAATTATGATTATATATAAAATACAAGAATCAGGAGAAGCAACAGATCGGGGTTATTCAAATGTTTGCCCTGAGGGGTTTAAATCAATCCAGCTTGACGAAAAAATCAGGAAAATTGAAGACGTTGATTGGGGTGTGATTCAAGGCCAAAAATGGATTGATTCAATATCTTTAAAAGATCAAAATCGAACTTTAATTAATTATTTAGATTTATCAGAAAAACATGTTAGCAATGACCCCCCATATCCGGCTGATATTGACAAATGGGTTCTTTACAGAAAAGAGTTGCGGGTTGTGCTAAAAAGCGGAACAATTCAAAAGATACCAGACAAACCCTTTTCTTAATTATCTTTCTTTCCTGTTTATGCAATAGGTTACTCCATCGCTGCACTCATAACAGTATGTATTCGGGTGCATGATAAGCGTAGGTTTAAGCCCATTTTTCGGATTCACGGCAATACTTGACCCACCTTTTCTTACCTCTTTCAATGTACAGGTTTCACCTTTTGGGAGCTGAGTACACCCTGACAGCATGAGCAGGGTTAGAATAAATATCAATGTGTTTTTCATGTTGCCTCTGTTAAGTTTTTTTCTGCAGTAGACATTTGAATTGGGTTTGGAAATCTCTTCCGTCTTCTCCCGTCATCGGGTTAGTATCAACAAACTCTTGTATAGCTGATTCCAGTTCAACAACCCTTAAGGATAGTTTCATCCTCGCTCTGTGTTCAAAAGCAGTTGGACTAATACACTCTGATTCTGTGTGCCTGCCACCGCAAAACAGGCACCTTTTTATTTCCTTCATCTTTCTCCTTTTTCTCGATTATACCATTTACAGCTTAAAATCTCAAGATATCACCTTCTGGAAAGTTCACCCCTGGAAAGTCGTCTAAGGTATCGTTAAAGCTATCAGAATAGATTAAGCTATCCCATTGCACCAGTTTATCCCTGTTCGTTGATCCTCGGTCGATTTTGCC